GAGGCAGCAACTGTATCAAAAGAGAATAACACTATTTTCTACACTCAGACATTAACTGCTCAATTCACTAAGCTTTCTGCAGAACGCAGATTACAGCTTGACACTTTCAGCAGAGGCCGTCATGTGATCATTGTACAAGACAACAATGACAACTATTGGCTAATGGGTTACAAGGATGGTGCAGAGGTAGCTACTGAGTCTACTGAGACTGGTACTACCAAGATTGATTTCAACGGATACAAAATCACATTCACTGCTGAGGAGATACACAAAGCATACCGCTTAGCTGACTCTATCGTGAATGACTTTGATGGTACAATAGACGCACCTACTCTGTAAGAAGTAGCATGTTTTATGTACAAACTAATACAGCCGCGCAGACAGCTTACCTCTCTCTAAAAGAGGGGGAGCTGATCTTGGCTGCTACTTATACTCACTACCTGGTCAAGCTCGTACATGAGAACACTGGTAAGGAGTATTTTTTCATTCCAACAGTATTAAGTGAGAACAACAGAGTAACTCACTTGCAATTTGACACTAATGTCAATGACCCCTTGAATGGGGGTATCTTGCTTGTAGATCCAGGCAGATATTGTTACAACATTTATGCACAAAATAGTGGGACTAATTTAGACCCATCATTATCTTTGGGACTGGTAGAGGAAGGTTTCATGGAAGCTACAACGGGAGTGACCTACTATCAGACTCCATCATTTACTACACCATCAGACTACATATACAATGGATGATAAATTGACAAATATAGCTTTAGCTAAGTACATCAAAGTAGAGGAAGTAGAGAAAGAGACTACGAAGGGATGGGTTGAATGGGGAGAGGGAAATGCAATGCCGCAGTATTTGATAGACCTTTATCAGAGTTCTCCGGTACATGGCAGCTTAGTCAATAGTATATCATTCATGATAGCTGGTAAAGGTTTCAAGAGTGAGAATCCAGCAAGCCAGGTGAACATGGCAAAGCTTGAGCTAGATAATATATTAGGCTCATCTGCACTAGACCTAAAGCTACAAGGTGGAGTCTATTGGGAACTCATCTACAGCATGGATCACACTCGCATTGTGCAAGTAAATCACTTGCCTTTCGAGAATGTGAGACTAGCTATATCAGATGAGGAAGATCATGTATGTGGAGTATGGTATAGCAGAGACTGGCAAGACATCAGAAAGCAAAAGAACAAGCCCGAATATGTACCTCTTTTCAATCCCGAAGATCAATCACCAAGACAAGTGCTTTTCTTCCATCTGCATAGTGTGGGATCATTGTACTATCCTCGTCCCGATTATATCAGTAGTAAAGATTGGATTGAACTGACTAGACATATCAGTGAGTACCATGTGAACAATATACTGAATGGTTTCTTTCCATCCTTTCACATTAACTTCCCCAACGGTGAGCCATCACCCGAAGCTCAGAGATTGATCTCTAGAGAGATTGAGAGAAATCTATCCGGCACTCAGAACGCTGGTAAGTTCCTCATCACATTCACTAAGGGTAAAGATGAGGCACCAGTGATACAGCCATTTCCAGTCACTGATGCTGACAAGCAATATGAGTACCTCTCTAAAGAGGCTACCTCTCAAATCATTGTGGCTCACAGAGTGACATCACCTCTCCTTATGGGAGTGAGAACAGATGGCAATGGGTTGGGCTCTAACACTGATGAGATTAAGGCTGCTCTATATGTATTCACTAAACAAGTAATTGAGCCATTTCAACGCATCATCACAGATGCAGTAGAGCAGATACTAGCATTCAATGGAGTACCATCACAAGTGACCATTGAAAAGAATGACATCATTGAGATAGCACAAGAGCAAGGTGCTCTACCATCTGATACAACTGCTGCTGCACCAATAGATGTAGCAAGTCAAGCACTCAATGGAGCGCAGATAGCATCTCTACTTGAGATCATTGTACAGACTACAGCGAATGTATTGACAGTTCCATCAGCAAAAGCTATCACTACTGCATCATTCCCAATGCTAAGCCAAGAGCAGATCAATAGCATCTTTGATAACCTATCTACTACACCTATCAATCCAGCAACTGTACTCAGTGCTTTAAAAAAAAAAGTACTAGCTGCGGAGGAGGAGGAGAACTCTTTTGCACCCACTAAAGAAATGGCAGCAGAGGCTGAGCTAGGTCTAAAGTGGAGAGAGGAGTACAAGAGAGGAGGAACTGAGGTAGGAGTAGCGAGAGCTAGAGACATCTCCAACATGCGTAACTTATCACTAGACACTGTGGCTAGAATGAATAGTTACTTTGCTAGACATGAAGTGGACAAGGAAGCTCTAGGGTGGAATCAGGGAGAGGAAGGATTTCCAACAGCAGGCAGAATAGCATGGCAGTTATGGGGTGGAGATCCAGGTAAAGACTGGGCAGCTAGAATACTAGAGAGAGCAAATTCACAATCATGTGCAGGTGGATGGAATGACTTTTCAGATGAGCAAGGTGCAGCATTCATTGAGCAACTAAAAGCAAAAGCTGAGTACATCAATGATGAATGGGAGCTACTTAGTGATGAGAAAGTCACTGATGCACTAGCAGAGGAGGACTTTGTACTACAGTGTCAGTCACTTGATAGCTATGCTAAGGGTGATGAGTCAGAGAGAAGTCAGTGGGGTGATGCTGGACTATACAAACTGAGATATGCATACAGTCAAAATCTATCAGCTAATAGCAGAGACTTCTGTATTGAGATGGTAGCAATGTCAAAAGCTGGGGCAGTGTTCAAATATGAGGACATTCAACAGATGAGTGATGATGGAGTGAATGGTGAGTTCGCTCCTGCAGGGCAGAGTGAATACGATATCTTCCGTTGGGTCGGGGGAGCCTACTGTCATCATCACTGGAGGCGTCAGATATACTTTAGAAAACAAGAGAAAGGAAAGTTCCTACCTAACAAGGGACTTGACAATGATAAGAGAGTGGGAAATGTACCTTATGTAAAGCCGAAAGGCATTGAGGGAATTGCACCAATTAACAGACCAGGCAGAGGATCACTTAAATACGGATAATAAAATGGCAGTACTACCGGAAATACTTTTAATTGATGAGACATTCATCAAGAAATATACAGCAATCAATGACAGTGTAGACACTGCCATCATCAGACCATGCATATATCTTGCACAAGACAAGTATCTAGTGAACTATCTAGGTACTGATTTGACCAATAAGCTGAAAGCAGATGCACAAGCTGGCACCCTTGCAGGAGACTATGAGACACTCATAGACCAATATGTGAGAAAGATGCTAGTGTGGTGGACCATGATTGAGCTCTATCCCTTGCTAGTGTACAAGCATGACAATGGAAATATAGTCAGCAGAGACAGTGAGAATGCTACAAGCATCAGTGAGAGTGAACTGCACAAGCTTATGGATGCAGCAAAAGATAACGCGAGATATTACACACAGAGAATGCTAGACTACATCAGACAGAATGTATCTTTATTCCCTGAATATAGCAGCAATACATCACCCGATCAGTCACCTTATACCCAACTGTATACACAGACTGGATTGATGTACTCACAAGGTCTAAAACAATCTACACTACGATGGTCAATAAAAGACTTCCTACCAGTCAAGTAGACAAGAGGAAAGAGTATGAAATGAAAATGAAATCTTTCTACAACAAGATGATGAATGACTTAAAAAAAAGAGAGAGCAATGGTAACAAATAATGACACACCGGGTACAATAGGTGCAGTCACATCAATAAGCATGGCATCAGTAGCAAACCTAGAGCAAGTGGAGATCATTGTCAAGATCATTGCTGGTCTAGTCGCTATTGTGGTGGGAGTTATGACCATCATCTACTATCATAAGAAAATAAAAAAGCTGAATGCTGACAATAAGTAACCTATCATGGCTGCAGGAAAAGTTCGCCATCAAGGGCTATCAATGGGAGAGATTTCACCTGGTTGGAATCAGAACAAAAGACTATCTACCCAATACTTTCTGTGACAATATCTTCTTGATTGATGGAGATAAGGCCTATTCATTTCATGCCACTACTAGACCAGGTAAGCACTGGTTAAAGAATCTACTCAATCCCAAAGGTACCGCTGTCCTCCAAGAGGGGCAGTACAAAAATAGCTGGAGGATAGGACTGCATCAGGGCAAATATGAGGCACTTGTACAGATATTGCCAGTGAATGTATTCAGAGACTCCAATAGAGATGAGAAAGCAGATGTAGGGGGAGTAATAGATAGGGGAATGTTTGGCATCAATATACACAGAGCCAATGCTAATTTGATGAGCAAGCTAGTAGACAAGTGGAGTGCAGGCTGTCAAGTGATAGCTGATCCCTCAGATTTTAATTTTTTACTAAAGAAATGCAAGGATAGTGGGAAGGGAGTATTCACCTATACACTATTAAATGAATAAAACACAGTCAAAAAAAATAGCAGAGGAATACTGTGGCAAGTATCCTGACATGCCTAATCTTACAATAGCTAAACTACTAAAGAAAGAACATGGCAAGCTATATCATTCTGTTGAAAATGCTAGAGACTATGTAAGATATATAAGAGGACAGAAAGGTGAAATGCAGAGGCAAAAATCATCTACTAAAAGTCTCTTTGTACCTAAATCACCATACTTCACACTACCAAAATCAGCCATTGTCAAGAGGATGCCAGTCAATATCAAGGGCGAAAAGATACTTTTGCTCAAAGATATTCACTTCCCCTACCATGATGAGGAAGCTTTAGGCATTGCTCTCCAGTATGGCATAGAGAAAGGCTGTGATACATTGTATTTGAATGGTGATATACTTGACTGCCACACGCTATCCAGGTGGGAGAAGGATCCTGAATCTAGGTCATTCTCACAAGAGCTTGAGACAGTGAGGTCATTTCTCAAGATGGTATCCCCACTATTCAAAAAAGTGTACTATAAAGAGGGTAATCATGAGGAGAGGTATTGGAGATACTTATCATCACATGCACCGGAACTGGTAGAGATAGATGCATTCAACTTGCAATCACTCATGTGGCTAGATCAGTATGGAGTAGAGTGGATTGATGGTAGGACATTCGCCAAGTTCAATAGTCTAAGTGTAGTACATGGTCATGAGTTTGGGCAGAATGTATTCAGTCCAGTAAACATCGCAAGGGGTCTATATCTCAGAGCTAAGAGTCATGCAATCTGTGGCCATTGGCATCAGACATCTGAGCACAATGAGAAAGACATCAATGGTAAGATCATCACCACATGGTCTGTTGGTTGTCTCTGTGACTTATCACCACGCTATAGACCAGCTAATCAATGGAATCATGGCTTTGCTATCTTGCACAGAGATGGCAAGAACTTTCATGTAGAGAATAAGAAAATCTATGAGGGAAAAGTATATTGATGCATCCATCATGATCAGCATTGCACTGCTGTTACTTATAGGAGTAATAGTGCAAATACACTACAGACCTCAAGTAAAGGTAGTGACTATCACAAAAGACTCCATCCAAAAAGTAATAGAGCAAAGAATTGACACACTTGTCAAGACAAGAGTAAAAATAAAAGAAATCTACCATGAAAGGATTGACACTATTTATCTGTATGACTCTATTTTCATTGATAGCGCATACACAAAAGCTATCAAAAGACTCAGTGAGCTTGAGAAATCTGGATACTTTAAGCATTGAGAGACGCTTAGTAGTGCTGGGAGTCACTAGGATGGAATATCTGCAGGCAGACAATGACAATCTTACTGTGATAAATCAATCCCTCAATGAGATAATTTCTCACAATGCATCATATATCATACAATTAGAGGATGATGTATGCCAAAAAAAGGACATTATCAGTAACAAAGAGAAACGAATAAGAGGATGGAGAACTGCTGCATTGGTGGAGGGTGGTATATTGGTTATCATTTTAGCTCTGATCTTATGAACAATACCTACATAAAGATGGGCCTATACAAGCCATGCATCTTTATCAATCCGGATGATGATAATGATGAGGAGCTACTCAGTGCAACGGTCTATATTGATGAGGAAAAGGTGCAGATACTCAATGAAAATGGTGAGTTCATTGCTCAGTTTTTTTATGAGGAGCTGAGAGGCATCATGGCTGTCATGGCAGCACATCAAGAAAAGCAGTCAATCAGGATATCAGCAATAGCTAAAAAGAACTAGACAGCTATCCCTCCCACAAAGTACTTACCATCTCTCTTATTCACTTCAAAGTAAGCTCTCATCATGATGCTATCTGCAATATCAGGGGATAGTCCTCCAGCTTTGGCTGCAATAGTTTCCTTATCTGTTACCATCAGCTTACCATCACTGCCTACATTGGCTCTCCTTACTAGCTCTAGCTCCTTTGTGATTTGATCTTTATACTTGCTGTTGAATGTGATCTCATTCTTGTCTATCATATCACCTAGCTTGAAGTAGCAGTCAGCTTTCAAATTCTTGTAGTTAGGTCTGAAAGCTTTTGATCCATTGACAAATCCTGGGCAACGGAGATAATCTACCGCACCTCCCCCAATGCCATCCTCATCACAGATAACATTGGACAGCTTGACCTGATACTCCTCCATCAATCTCTTGATGATGTCCACTATCTCATTCACTCTCTTGTGCAGATGTAGATCCATCCTCTCCAAATGCAATCCGTTCCACACACAAATGACAGTCCTATCCTTACCTAGTCGCGCTATGTCTGCTGTGATGTAGCAATCAGTGAGACTGTCTGACTTATCTCTAAAACATCTTAGCAGCTCAGAATAAGAGTACAGTCTATCATCACTACTATCAAAGTCCCAGTCTCCCAATAATAGTCTTTTCCTATCCACTTCCGGCAAAGTGTTGAGGATGCCCATGTATGACTCAGGTAGCATGTAATTGTCTGCACTGAGTGACTGGATGAAAGCTTTATCAGGACTCAATCTCCCTTCTCTGTGGGGATGGTAGAACTCATTGTATAGATATCCCTTAGAGGGGTTGCATGTCATTAGAAGCTTTGGCACTAGATTGTATTCGTTCAGCTTGTATCTTATCCTACTTAGCACAGTAGTGATGGCTCTTTCATGTACCTCTGCTGCCTCGTCTATGAATGCATCAGTCAGCTCCAGTCCTCCCAAATCTTGATAGTGAGGATCTGATGGCTTATAGGCTAAGTCTGCAAGCACTATCTGAGAGTCATTGTAGAAAGTGATAGTATTGCTTTGCTGATTGTAATTGTAGTGAGTGTGGGGTTGTAGTCCCATCAGTCTAGTAGTCTCAAAGAATGACGCTATAGTAGTCTTTTTTAGAGTGTCTAGCTTTGACCTACCAATGAGAGACTTGGTACCAGCATACTTGAGTCTCCTCTGTATCTGCCATATACAGCCTAACCTAGTTTTCCCTCCTCCAGCAGCTCCTCCATAAAGGATCATGTTAGCAGGATGGTTATTCCTGAGATAGATGAGTGCTTCTTTTTGCTTGTCTAGCAGTTCCACTTAATCTATTTTTATTTGGTTATCGTTCATTATTTGGTAGAACTTTTCTCTCAACTTATCGAGAGCATCTAATTGCTCTCCATTATACTCTTGAGTATTATACTTAATTTGATTTCTCATTTCTTGGTCAAATTCCCACAGGGCAATATACACAGCATTGAGATTAGTAAATCTCTTATGAGCTTCAATATCATCCGGCTCATCCAGGTTAAATTCAATCAGGGCTTTCATCTTGACCTCCTTCCGATTCCGTAAATTTTTAATATGTGCTGTAATTTTGATAATGCCATACTCATTCCTTCTTGCTTTTCAATTTTATTATCCCACATATCAACTCCCTCAACAATAATTGATTCAGCATCAGCGCAATCAAAACAAAATCCATATCTTAACTCTTTTTCTCTACTACAACATCTACATTTCATCTTGACCTCCGTAATTCTTTTTCATATAACTTCTTATGCAGTCAATTTCCACAGCACTATCTCTATGGTACATTGCTACCTCCTCAATCTGCTCTCGTTCCATTTGTAGTGCTTCATCAATAATAGATGATG